CAGGCTCAAGAGGTGGCGGCAAGGGCTGACCTAACACTCGACTTAGGCCACGCATATCAATGTTTAGGTTTGATTGAGGCCGATTATAGTTAGCCATAGCTTTTTCTCCTTACACGTTGACCGTTGCTGCTGCGACTACAACTTCAAGGCTTTGACCGCTTGAGTTGTTTGTTACAATTAGTTCTAGTCTTTTTGACGCTACAGTGCCGTTAATCTCAATGACTGTCGCAATGTTGTCAGACTGCAAGCTGCTAGTCGCAGAGAACGTGCTGCCCACTGCCACGCCGTCGACTGACAGTTGCAGTGTGCAAGTTCCAGACGATAGCTTGTATGCAATGCCGTCGATGCGGATCGTTTGCTTCCAGATGCGGGACAAGTAGTAAGTCTTGTTGCCGATGCTGGCGCTGCTGTCTTCGTGGACTGAGAAGAACGGGATCGAAACAGTCGAAAAAGTTTCAGGAAGCTGGGTGACTGGTAGATTGCCTGAACTGTCTAGCGTTGCTACGCCGTTGGCTGCGCCCATGTAGGTCTTAGGCACGACGGAACTGAAGTCGATGTCGCCGTATTGTAACCCTGTACCTGTGCCGTTCACGCGAACAAACTGGTTTGCGTTTGTCTGTACGAACGTAGGCAGTGAGCTTTCTGGCGATGTCTCCAGCCACTGCGTCCCTTCGTAAAATTTTAAAATCGCAGGGGTCAAAGACGTATCTAGCCACAAGTCGCCAGTTACGGAGCCAGTAGGAGTAGTAGACTGAGACAGGATATTGGCTTTATTGGTAAGCGTCGTTGCCAGTGCTGAAACTTTTGACTGCGGGATTTCGTTGTCTGCGACGGCGAGTTTGGCATAGTTGATGTAGCCAGATGCGTTTGTATATTCGTCTTCAAACATTAATCCTGCCACAGTCTTGAGGCTGGTGTTCTCGACAGTAAGCACCGTGACTTTGTCGCCAGAAGTTAGCTGGTTTGACGTGTCGACAAAGGTCAGTGTTCCTGTTGCCGAGGACGGAATATAGTCTGCGCTACCACCCGGCTCCTGCAAAATACCGTTACGCCAGACTAAGAGCTTTTCGTCGGCAGTGTGAGCAAAAGAGACTACGGTTGTCGTGGCTACTATTTCAGTGTCAGAGCGACGAAAGTTTGTAATTGCCTGCGAACGAACAGAGTAAATAGTGACCTTGTCGCCCAATGCCACAGCGGGGCTTGCAGTCGCAAGGGTAACCGTATTTGCACTTGCGCTGTAAGTGTACTGGGCTGCTGTACTTGCGGTCGTTGTTTCATGCTGAAGCAAGCCATTACGGTAGACGACAATGTTCTCAGTGCTGGCGTCAAACGTGTACGAAAGCACGCTGTTAGGACTACCGACCGCTCCTGTTGCCGTAGCGTTTGACCCACCGCCGCCTGAGATTGTAACGGTTGGTGCGGCTGTGTATCCAGAACCAGCGTTTGTGAGGGTGATTGCAGTGACAGCCCCACCAGAGATAGTAGCGGTGGCGGTAGCCGTTGTGCCTGTTGTTTCTTGCGGGGAGGAAACCGCAACAGTCGGGGCTGTCGAGTAGCCAGACCCCCCCGCTGTGACAGTAATGGCTGAGATCGCGCCGCCGACCAGCATGTCTTTTCTGTTAAAAAAGAATGGCCCTTCGATATTGCCGACCGACGCGCCTGCGGTGCCTCGGATAGAGGATGCTGTAGCGATGGTAGACCAGCCTGTTTCTGCGTCTGAGTATTGGCCTACGCGATATTGCAGACCAAGTGTGCCGTCGAGCCGCATAGAGATTGGCCCGTCAAAAACCCCTTGCTCGTTAAAAATCGTGGCTAAAAGCTCAGAGAGTGTTTTATCACCAAGCTCTGCCGTATTTATATAACGTATGACATTTTCAAAATCGGTGTGAATGTTACCAGAATTGACGTAGTTCTGCGGGTGTTGCTGTCTTAAACGTGCCATGTCTTAGCTCCTAACTGTGACTGCGAAGCCGATTATTTTCAGCAGCCCTTTGCCTTTTGTGGTGAAACGGAATTGAACGCCTCTGTATCGGTGTTCAAACTTGCGCTCGTACTGCCTGTTGAGCGGGACGTCTGGGAACTTGTCCTCTACGCCATCGCCTTCAATAAGAAACTGCATGGCCGAGAGGTAACGGCCACGTTCGTCAAAGGCTTCAATCTGTAGCTCACCTTTGCCTGTCGCTTGAAGAATGAAACTGTAGCTTTCTTTCGTGTCGTTGATTGCGCCTTGCCAAAGTATTGGTGTGTCGACCACCATTTCAGGACTGTGGGTCACCAAGTCTTCTACGTTGCTTCTGTTCCAGATGCCGCCGGGGGTGCCAACCATTGTAACGCCGCCAAGCTGCCTGCCGCATGATGCGTTAAGAAACTCCCCAGTCGACCATTTGCTTTCGCCGCCCTTCATAGGGTTGAGAGACAGGGTTAGCCGCTTGGTAATTTGGTTAGAGTACGGAAAGAATATGTGATACTGACCTTCATCTTGGTCGAAGAAAGCACTAATCGTTTCATGGTCATCGACGTGGCTTAAAAACTCGCGGTAAGTCAGGTCAATCTTGTTACTCATTGGAACAGTGTAAAGAGTAACGCCGTTTGTTTCCGAGCGTCGAAGCGAGTGTACGCCGTCGCGTGAGCAGAACATTAAATCAGAACCAGCGTTCTTAATTGTGTTGTGACTAATGCACCCGACGTTGACATTCATTTTGTCTACGATTTGCCAAAGCGTGTAGTCTGGGTGGATGTCGTAAGCCACTGTTTTATCGTTGGTGAACACAGCCAGTCGCGTGTTTTCAAAAACACCAAGACCCTTTATTTCGTCTGCGGTGCCAATAATGTTAGCCAAGTCTATGTCTGCGCCTTTTAAAACAGACTGTGATGTCGCGTCCTCATCAGCAGTAAAGATCGCTTCGTTATCTACACGACTGAAATCTACTATTGTGCGTTTACCGGGCATACCAGCAATGGCCAGTCTTCGCTGAACAGACACGATGTAAGCAGGGCGAGGGTCGCTGTTTGCTGTAATGTCTGACCACTTAAACCCATCATATTGGTACATACCGTAGTCGCGGCTGGCGAACACAACCTTGTTGTTAAAATTAGTTGATGTTACCGGGGCTAATTGCGGGTAAACCTCTGCCTTAATGTGGTTGCGCTCTGACTTTAAAGATGTGCCGCCGCCATCTACTTGCGCCCAAACTGCCAAGTCGCGGCCAAAAAAGTTTACGTGCTTAATGTACTTGTTGCTTTCTGTGCGACTTACTGCGCCGGGGTCGCGCACCATCGTGCCGCGCCAATCGGCGTAGCCGTCTTGGATGCGAACCATGTGCTGCTTCTTGCCAGTGTCGAGCGCACCGATGTCGCGTGATGCGTCGATACCTTGAAAGTCTTCGTAAGGATAAACCTTAACCTTTACTCCACTGGGCGCGTAAGTCGTAGACAAGCTCTATCTCCCCATGTCGTAAGATTGAGAACCTGTCGGTTTCTGTGCGCGATCCCACGGGCTAACTTCAATTTTGCCAGAGCCATACTTGCGGTGGTACAGAACGCGGTTCATCATTTTGAAATACATCGGGCCGTAGGCTTCGATCTTGTTGGACTGCTGCTGTACCGCGTAGTGATACAGCAGTCCCGAAACCATAATGTTGTCTGGGATCGGCATGACCTCAGATGGGTGGGTGTAGTAGTTTATTTCTGGGTTGTCCCAGTAGGGGTGACCGCGCAAGTCTTCAATGACAAGGTTGGCAAACTCGACGAACATCATCATCACTTCGCCATCGACAGTGCCGGGGTGCATGTCGCCGTAGCGCCGTAGCGACTGCATGACCAAGGCTTCTAGGTTAGAGTATGGCGAGTTGAGGTGCGGGTTGTTGCCAGAAAAACGGTTACGCTTCTCTCGCGCTTCTGCGTTTTCCCGCCAAGCGCCATCTGCTGTCTTTGTTGTAGTTGCGTCGATAGACTTGCGTAGGTCTACCGCACCAACGACTGACTTGCCGTTTTCGTCAGTGTGACGAGGCTCATCGTTTGCAGGCAGTGTGCCTGTAATGGTCGCGCTGTCGTAGGTGCGGTATGCCATTAGTCTTCCCCTTTGATAATGCGGCCTTGCACAACAAACTCGTGCATCGCAAACCTCTCCACGAGATGCGCAGGAACGTACCACATGAGGTATTCATGCTCTGCGTCCCAACGAGATGCCACCTCTTCACCCATCACGTATATGCTGATTGGCTGGATTTCTTCGTACTTAGAAATGTAAAGAACCTTGTCAGGTAGAGCGCGTGCTTTCCCTGCGGCTTCTTTGGCTTTTCTAGTTATGACCTTTTCTTTGGCCGTTTGTTTTTTGCTTGCTGTCGACATGTCTTCTCCAAGAGAAAGGGGCTGCAATTTCTTACAGCCCCATCCTACAAGGTT